TAATAATGCTCCTTGCTTTATTTTATTTACTGCATTTGGTAATCTTGATGCTAGTTTTTCTGGCTCATTTGTGAATTCATTTTCTGCTTCAGTAATATTTTTTGCATCTGTTTTAAATATCATTGTAATAGTTGTTGGCTCTATTGCTAACGCTATCTGCTTTCTATTTGCTTCCGCTATAAACACATTAAATCCTTTTGTCTCTACTACTTCTTCGCCTATTAATAAACGTATATGTCCATTTACAATTAGCGTAGTAGGCACTGATATAATAACGCCTGATGCTACTTGACCAACATCAAGATGTATTGTTCTTGTATATACTCCAGCGTGAAGAGTATGAAAAGTTGGAATATCAATTTGATCTAATGTAGATATATACTTTTCCATCTCACAAGCAAAGCTTATATCTTCACAAGACATAGAAGGTATTAAGTCTTTCATAACAATTTCTTTGAGTGTATTAGGTTTGTAGTTTTGTACCCAAACGATTCAGCTACCTTAGATAGTCTTGATTCTATTGGAGAAGTCATAGATATAATAACAGCTCCATTTTGTTTTGCTATTTCTTCTGCGTGGTTAAGTAATTTTTTACCCATACCGTACTTTCTAAAATCTGGATGAACAAAGAATGAGTCTACTATTGCAATAGTGCTATGTGAATGTGTTAGATGCGCATATGATATCATACAGAATCCAAGTAGTTCATCTTGTTGATATAAACCACTAATTGTAAGAATTTTATTATCTTCTAGTGTTTGATATAGTTCTATATTTGGATTTGCCTTTGGTGCTTCTGAAACAATAGATTCTTGCTCATATAGAGAAAAAAGATTATTCTCTATTTCTTGTTTAAATAAGGTTGCAACAGTAATAGATTTAATCATCTGATATCCCTTTTTATTTTTAATATTATAACATATTAATTTGGTAAAGTTATACTTGTTAGTAACCCATCTGTAAAATGTAGTGTCTTATATGTAGTTGGAGAATACATCACTGTTACGTCAGCAGTCATCCCAGTATTTAATCTCTTTATAATCTTAGTTAAGAATATAACAAACGGATTAGTAGGAAGTGCATTATCTTGTACTATCTGTACTACAGTTGGAACAGGATCGAGTTTAATACTATTCACGACATATCCGCAAATGCTGCAATAATATTAACCATAGACTTGCATCTAGTAGTAATTGATAGTGTAAGATTTCTATGTCTCCCTAGTCTTCTCCATATAATACGCTTCTTTCTGTCTCCTGTCACTCCCAGAGATATTACATGTTCATTCTTGAAAGTAAACCCTCCATCGTCTGAAAATGAAAGCGATATAGTATCCTCTTCATTTTCTAAAGACTTTCCAGTTTCCATATCTATCTCAAACTTGTTAAGTGTAAAGTAATCGATGCCATTTCCGAATGGGGAAGTCTCGGCAGTTCTTAATATTGTTTGTCCATTCTCTGTATGATAGTCTAGTCCAACGTGATATATATTTCCACTAGATACGTCAGCACCAACCCATATTCCTTTCTCATTAACAACCATATTACGTAATCCCCAAGAACCGCCTAGAGATTGTCTTGTATGCCATAGATTGGTTGCCATATCATATGCGTATGTAGTTTTACCATCTATTGTAAGCACATAGAAATAGTGTCCTTCCTCATAGTATGTAAATGCTCTATAGTCACTTGTTCCTCTAGTTGCTAATGGGTATTCAATAGCTGCTGTACTTATCTTTGTTGGTGTATATCCGTTCATTGTATAGACACAGTTATCATTACCTACCCAATAAACTGTATTATTTGTTGCCGCTATTGTCTTATAATTTATACATCCATATAATGCAAAAGAGCCTTGTATCCTATCAAATGGAAATAGTGCATCTCCACTATTGTACCAGATCTCTATAGAGTTTGTTCCGAAGATATATACTCTTTGATTTACTGAAATCAATCCTACGATATTATCAGGAGAACCCTCAGCACTTGCATACATAGTCGCATCAAAAGTTACAGCATATAGATTACTAATAAAGAATTGATTTGTACCTGATCGGTTAAATATAAAGTATCCATCTTGGAATGTTACGGTATCACTTGGATAATATGCAATATCAGTAATTTGCGTAACTGTTACCCCATCTGAATAATAACCATTTCCGCCAACTACTACAAAGTTTATACCATTATCGGCTATTGATACAGAGTCAACAGCACTAAAGTCTACCACTCCGACCGTGCTTATAAGATTATCGGTATGACTTACTTTATAGATATAGGTTTTTGTAACTACATATAGATCACTTTTAAAATAGTGCATACCTATAATAGGTGCATTTTCCACTGTTGTATAGAGAGACCATCCAGGTGTTCCAATAAGGACTACAGAACTTTTCGCTGTTGGAGGCATTGTTTCTGAGTACATATTTATAAGAGTCTCATTATTTCCCTTGAAGTTACGAGCTTGTGATGTAGCTATTGCAAAAGGTACTTTTGGCATTATCTTGTCACACCACTTACGATATCATAGTATCCGAAACGTTGGTTGCTTTGCATAAGTCCAGCATCTACATTAAGAGTCTTCTTTACCGCATTTCTTGACTTAATATTATGCATAAGCCCTTGTGCTATTGCAACTACTTCTTGACGTAATTGTACGCCATACTCTGCCGCTAGTCTTACTGCTAGTTGATATCTAAGCATTTCCTCAAATCCGTAATCCCAATCAATATTATCAGTTGGTTTATAGTTTCCTACATATGGAACTTTGCAAATAAGATGAAGCGTATAAGACGAGAAAGGAACTGTGTCAAATTGAATAGAAAGATTATGACCATAATAATTTTCATAGTATTTTAATGGAGGTGCTACTATATTTTTCCATACCATATCTGCCCATTCATTAATTCCCATTGGTGTCATTTTAAAGTCAACACCTGATGCATCACGAAAGAAAGCTGATTGAATAGACATAGGAGCAGTTTCTACAAATGTATTATTTATATCTGAGCCTATTGTTATTTTAGAAGTCCACCCAATCGACGGAGGATGATATGCTTTTTCTTGCATATATGATACAGTTAAATTCTGGATATTAAAGCTATCGATCATTCCATTAAATCTATCAAGTGCATCTTTATGTTCTGTTGTAGAAGCTTCTTCTCCTGCTGCAAGAACCCCAATAAGTCTCAATGATCCATTAATAGTATCTGTCAATAGCATTTATTACCCTTTATTTTCTGACTGTTCTTTATATTTACGCTCTATCTCTTCTTGTATCATACCGATAAGCTTTTCAGTTTTTACATTTGATGGGAACTCTAGTCCTAGTTCTGTCGCTTCTTTCTTAAGTAAGTCACATTCACCTAGTACTATATCAACATCCTCTACTACATTACAGTTAGCAGGAGTATCAGACCACTTGTCTTTGTTGTACTCATCTTCGTTATTAAACAAAACTCCCTCGCCAGTTTCTACATTATACATCCAATGTTTACTCACTCAGTATCCTTTAAAGTTGGTTGAATAATCCTCTCCAAAGAGAGAACTATCAGCGAACTTAGCTTAGTTTCGCCGTAAATTGTTTAAAAATGAGCTCAGGGTTCATAAGTTTTACGCCCCATACCGCATCTAAACGAGTTGTTTCTGTATGATCTCCAACTGTATATCCTTCTGTTAAAGAAAGAGATAATCCACTTTCTGCATCTGTGATACGTTCTGCGACTACCGCTGATCTAGGAAGTTCTAGTTGTGGAACACATAGAGCAATAGCATTTTTGTGCATATAGAAGTTTTGACGATAAACCCCGTTAGCCGTTCCCATTACTGTAATAGCTGCATTATTTGCAACTGCCGCCGATACATTTTGGTAAGCAGCTAATGATACTGATGTACCCTCTACGTCTGTTGTTGTTAATGATCCATCGTTTATTGATGGGCTAACCAGAACAGTTGCATTTCCACCTGAATCACTATTTACATCAGCAGTTACTACGAATGTCTGCAAACGTCCAGTTGATGTACGAGTGATAGGATTAATTTCATATACACCAGCAAAAGTAATGATATCATATTTTTTCAATAGACCAGTTACAGATGCAGTCCAACCATCAGTTACAATAGATGCTCCAGTTTGTGCCGTTGCATTATTTGCAAGTGGAATACCACCATAGTTACCTACTGTATGAGTTGGAACAATTGGAGATGAATAAAACTCCATTCCGCTTAGTGGGCCCATATAACCTTTTTGAATTGAATCTTTAGCAATACTACCTTGTCCTGCAAATACAGTCATCAAAGATGTAGAAATGTTTGCTGCATCAATATCATTGATAAGTGCAGAACGTAAGCCAGTACCTTCATCAGGAATTGCAACTCCATTCATTTGAGCGCGAGTAAGCGCAAACGTAGAATATGATAAATCAGACCCAACAGTTCCAGTCATAAAGTAAGCGTTTCTTGCTTCTTCGAATACAGATAGTTCGATTTGAGTTGCAATCTCACCAACAGCTGGCTGAATATATCTTTGAGAAAAATCTTCAATAGATAGAGTTAAATCTTGAACAGTCCATTTAAGACCAACATTACGCTGACGATTAATTGTAATTGTTACAGTGTTATCAACTAATGGTTGTACACCAAGCGTTCTTCCCTCTGTTGATTTAACACGGTAAGGCTTTTTAACATTTACACTATTACCAACTCCATTAACTACCTTGCTTTCAAGGTCACGATATACACGCTTACACGCAACTAAATTGTTCTTAAACTGCCACATCGCTTCTTTGAGGATGAGGTCTGATGTGAGTAACTTCCCACCGATACCATTTGTTTGAGGCATTTTGTTTTCTCCCTATTAAATAAAGCCGTTAGACTTTCTTGATTGATTTCTCCGCATCGCTTCATACTCTGATTGAGTAGATGCTTCGCTTAAACTACGTGGAGGCATATTACTACCACCAACAGGCGTAACTGGATCAGGCGCACTTGTTACTTTTTTAGTAATTGGTGCGACAACTTTCGGTTGAGAGAGTTTTACTTCAATCTTCCCTATCTCAATAGCGATCTTCGCCAACGACAACTTAGATAATACTCTTGCTTCTTTAGGATTATTTGCGAGATAATATGCGACTTCTCCTAGATCATCGCTCTCGTTTAATGCACGGATCATATCGATAGTAAGGACTGGCATTTCAGACAACTTATCTTCATAATCTGCATATTTATCAACCATATCTTCTGTCATAGCTTTAAATTGCTCAACTACTGATGCACTATCATCATTTACAGATGCCTCTTTCGTTACCTCTTTAGGCTTTTCTTCTTCAACTGCTGATAGATAATCATCATAATCTTCAAAGTCGTCAGGATCTAATGCTTTAGTTTTAGTATCTTTTTTACTTTGTTTAGCTTCTTCAAGCTGACGAGTTAGTTCGTGCTTTTCTTGTACGAGTGCTTCAATACGTTTTTGTGCGCGAGATTTACCTTGTGGCTTTGGTGCTTCATTCACTTCTACTTCTGGTATATCTGTCGACGGTTCATTGGCTACTTCTTCCTCTGCTTCTTTAGCAGTATCTTTAACTACTTCCTCAACCGATGGTGTCTTGTTGCTCTCTACCGAAAAACTGTCATAATCTCTTTCCATATTATCGTTCCCCTTTAAGGTCGTTGGTTTTAATCTTCATATTATATCATATTAAAAGAAAAATGCTATTGCATCTCTCCTTGCTCTTCTTGTGGATTATCTACTGGCTCTTGCTGTTCTTCTTGTGGAGATTGTTGCACTTGTTGACTTTGTCTTGATTGTGCTATCATAGAAGCCATTGCCTTTGCCACTGTATTGCTTACAATTTGTTGAATAAGTGCAACATCTTCTTTTGGGTCTTGATTACCATTTTGTGTTGCGCTCGTTTGATTCGCCTGTTCACGTTGTACCTCCATATTAATTTGTGCTTCAAGCTGTATTGTTTGAAGTTTTATATTTGCTTCTTGTATTTTAAGCTGTTGCATCTGTAAATCAAACTGTGATTTTTGCTGCGCCATCTGCATATC